TCATCAACAGGTTACAGCACAACAAACCAAGAAGAAGTTAAAAGATTGTTATCTGAAATGGCTAGTGAAGACTTTATCCAGCCAACCGAACAGGCAATGACTCAGCAGCGTCAGGACATTATTAGTCAAGCACCTTTAACTGCCAGAGGCTTAAAGTTTAGTGAAGGCACTGTGGCTGCTGGCTCTTATATTGACGAAGCAGCAGAATCCATTGATCCACAGTTAGGAGCAAAAACACGCGCTGTATCAGCAGCTATGGATGAAGAAAATCCAATAGAAAGTATGTTACTTCAAACTGCTGGTGCAGTAGTGTCAGCCTTGCCTGTAGGTATGCTTGCTGTAGGCTCTAGGCTAACAGGCGCAGCAGACTTTGTAGCAACCAACCTAACTAGGGGCCAGAGAATGCTTAGTGGCCTTCTTAAAGGCGTACCATTAGCCACGGCTGAAGGTGGTATCTACGGGTATGGTGAGGGCAAGGATGGCACAAGACAAAAAACAGCCACAACAGGTGCAATGTTTGGCTTAGTTCCTTCTGCTGGATTGGCACTTGGTGGGCCTGTACTACAAGACTTTATAAAGCGAGTTAGGGAAGCTGACACTGGATTTATTGCAAATATTTTTGAAATATCCGATGATGCAGCTAGGCTGGTTAAAGATGCCTTTTCTAGCGGTGCTAGTTTAGATGCAGCAGTCGCTCGTATCCGTTCAGCAGGCGATCAGGGCATGATTGCAGACGCAGGTACAGCAGCAGATCATTTACTTGATGCAGCAGCAGCGACTACCCCAGCGGCTTCAGAGGCAACACAGCAGGTTGTAGGTAATAGAGCAGCAGCAGCCAGTAGAAGTATTACTGAAACGATGGATGAGACTCTTGGCGTAACGCCAACAGGAAACAAGGAAGCGTTTAAAGAAATATCTCAGAAATCAGCCGCAGATAGAAGTGATGCTTATAAAACGGCTTATGGTAAAGCGGTTGATTACTCAAGTGCAGCAGGCATGAAGATTGAAGAAGTATTATCTAGGATAAATCCTAAAGCATTGCAGAATGCTATTTCAGAAGCTAATGATGATATGTTAGCAGACGGGGTTAGCAATCCTCAGATAATGGCTATCATTGGAGAAAATGGCAAGGTGTCATTTAAAGAAATGCCTAATGTGCAGCAGCTTGATTACATGAAACGCGCATTAAATGCTATGGCTGATGATCTTACAGACCCATTGACAGGCGCTGTTCAAAGCAGCGGTAGAAGGTTTATTAAACTCTCCAAAGAGTTACGGTCAGCTATTGGTGATGCGGTTCCAGAGTATAATGTTGCCGTTAAGCTGGGCGGTGATAAGATTTTAGAAGATAACGCATTAAAGCTTGGTGGCGTATTATTAGACAAGAAAACCAAGCGTGAAACTGTAGAGTATTTAGCAAAAGCTTCAGTAGATGAAAGGGCAGCAGCCTCACAGGGTGTAAGAAACCAAATAGAAAACACTTTGGCTGATGTGCAGGCTAGTTTGGCAACCCCAGATGTGGACATTAAAGAGTCTCAGAAGTTATTAGCAAACTTGTCATCACGCGCTAATTTAGAAAAACTTGCTTTTATTATTGGCCCTAAAGGTGTGGCTGATATGATGGAAAAGCTAGAGATGGTTAGACGCGCACTTACTTTACAGCAGGCAGTTGCAAAGAATAGTGCTACAGCAGGAAGGCAGTCGCTTCAAAGAATAGGTGATGCTGCATTAAATGCAGGGCCAAAGAATGTCGCTATGAAAGGAAAACCATTGGCAGCAATGCAAGAAACTATAATGTTAGCTTTAGGAACTGATGCCAAGAGTCAGGCTGCAAGATCATCTGCCATGTTTGGTGATGTCATAAAAGCTTTGACCAGTATGCGAGGTGAAGAAGCGGTTAATGCGTTAGAGTTAATGACTAAGGTAATAAACAAACAAATCCAGATAACTGACGTACAAGCTGATAAAATAGCTAGATTGGTTTTATCCCAAGCACCAGCTACAGCCGTAGTTTCTGGTCGCCAGATTAACGAGGACAAGTAATGCCACAAATGACAGAACAAGATATTCAAAGCGCAATCACAGACGCGATACAAAGTGCTATTGACTACGTTGACAGTGACATTGCAGGACAGCGTGAACGCGCTCAGAGTTACTTTGATGGCAACGTAGACTTAGACCATGAAGAAGGTCGTTCACGGGTAGTGTCCACTAAAGTACGCGATGTTGTCCGTGGTGCAAAGCCTAGCCTGATGCGAATATTTATGTCTAACGATAAGTTCGTTGAGTTTGTTCCTAAAGGCCCAGAAGACGTTCAAAATGCAGAGCAGGCTACAGCTTACTGCCACTGGGTATTCAACAAAGTGGGTGGGTATAATGTCCTGTCTAACGCGATACACGATTCTCTGGTTAAGAAGGTAGGTCTAGTTAAGGTCTGGTGGAATACTGAGACAATCGCCAAATCTTACACCTATGAGAACCTGTCAGATGAAGAAGTGCAGGTACTGGTCAGCAAGGAAGGCGTAGAGGTTGTTGAGCATCGCCAAGAGATTGAGATGGAGATGGATGAGTTTGGCTTAGATATTGAGCGTAACGTCCACAGCATGGTGATTTCTCATAAATATGAAGAAGGCGAGATGGTCATTGAGGGCATCCCACCAGAAGAATTTTTCATTGATGGTTCAGCTAAATCCATTGATGACGCTTACATCTGCTGCCACAGAAGCGAGAAACGCGCAGGCGATCTTGTGGCTATGGGTATTGACCAAGACGTTGTAGATGGTCTTAGCGGCTCAGATAACGACTCGTTGATTGGCAATATTGAGAAAATACAGAGATTTGGCGAGTCAATCACAGACGATGAAGATGTGGATAATGACCCATCAATGCGCCTAGTGTTGGTCACAGAGGCTTATATGCGCTTAGACGCAGAGGGCGATGGCGTACCTACATTACATAAATTTTTGTGTGGCGGCACTGATTATCAAGTGCTTGAGATGGAGCCGTGGGACAAAGCACCATTTGCTGACTTCCAAGTTGACCCAGAGCCACACGCCTTCTATGGACGCTCTTTGGCTGAATTGGTGCTACATGACCAAGACACCACCACTAGCGTACTACGAGGCATTTTAGACAACGTAGCCCTAACCAACTCACCACGCCTAGAAGTAATGGAAGACATGGTGGAGATGGATGACGTTCTGAATAACGAGGTAGGTGCAATCATTCGTAGTGAGCAGATTGGATCTGTTAACCCATTAACGGTTCCTTTTGTAGCTGGTTCTACTCTTCCAGCGTTACAGTATCTTGATATGCTAGTGGAAGAGAAGACAGGTATTTCTAAGATGAGCATGGGCGTTAACGCTGATATGCTTCAGAATACATCTGCTACTGCTGCGGCACTTACTGCTCAAGCTGGTGCTGGGCAGGTCGAGGTAATGGCGAGAAACCTTGCAGAAGGCACTAAGAAGCTATTTCAGCTAATGCTACACGTTGCGATACAAAACTCCCCAGACGATCAGATGATGCGTTTAAACGGTGAATTTGTACCCGTTGATCCAGCAGTGTGGGACGCAGGCATGGATATGTCTATTAATGTCGGTTTAGGAACTGGGCAAGAGGATGCTAAAGCAGCCGCATTGATGCAGACGTTCCAGACTCAACAGCAGATTTGGCAGACCTACGGGCCTAAGAACGGCCTAGTCTCAATGACACAGATGCGTAACACGTTAGCAGACACGTTGGCACTGAGTGGGGTTAAGAATGTTGACCGCTATTACGCACCAATGACCGCAGAGATTGAGCAGCAGTTAATGGCTGAGATGGCCCAAGAAGCCGCAGCAGCAGAACAGGCAGCATTAGAGCAAGGTCAGCAGGGCGATCCGATGGCACAGGCACTAATCCAAGCTGAACAGATTAAAGCGCAGGCCAGTATGCAAGGCCAGCAGATGAAGTTGCAGGGCAAGATGCAGGGCGATCAGATCAAAATGCAAGCTGATATGCAGGTTAAAGCCGCGCAGATGCAGTCTAAGCAGGGTACTGAACTGGCTGAATTGCAACTCAAGTATCGTGAGCTACAGTCATCTAATGACTTAGAGCGTGACCAGATGAACCAAGACTTGCTTGTGGAGGCTGCTAAGATTCTAGGGCAGTACGGCACAGCGGTTGACGTTGAGCGTGTCAGGGTGATGCAGAATGCCCCACGGGATGAAATGGGCAATATGCTATGATCCTAAAAGAGCAGGCAGAATATTTACTCAAAGATGATACATTTACGACAGTATTTGATATAATCCGACAAGAACAAGTAAAGAAGTTCTTAAAGTCTAGCAAATCCGATACGGAAACTAGAGAAGATGCCTATGCAATGACGCAGGCATTAAACCAGTTTGAAAATATTCTCAAAAGTGCAATCACTAATGAGGTTATGAAAGAACGCAAAAAATAGGATAGCACCGTGGAAACGACTACCCCAGTTAGCATTGAAAGTGCAGCAGAAGCGTTAATGGCTCCAATGGAGTCAGAAGCAACCGAAACAGAAGCACCCGAAGCTGAAGTAGCAGAGGTTGAAGAAGAAGAGGTTGAGCAAGAAGAATCAGAATCAGATGATGACGCAGAATATGCTGAAGCAGATGATGACGATGATGATGAATATGATGAGTCAAATGATGAGCAAGCCGATCAATCTGGGCCTGAGACATACTCCATTAAAGTTAACGGTGAGAATGTTGATGTAACTCTAAACGATCTAAAGCAGAGTTTTTCTGGACAAAAATATATTCAACAAGGCATGAAGCAAGCGGCAGAGCAGCGCAAGCAAGCGGAAGAGGCTTTTAACGGTCTTAACCAACAGCGTGAGCAGCTTAACCAGCTTATGCAACAGGTAGAGCAGCAGGGCGTAATATCGCAACCAACTCCACCTAGCAAGGAACTGTTAAGCGCAGATCCGCTAGGCTATATAGAAGCAGATGCTACTTATAGGGAGCAAATGGGAGCGTATCAAACCCAGCAGCAGCAGATTGGACAGCAACAACAGGCAATGCAGCAGGCGCAAGGACAGGCACATCAGGCCCACTTGCAATCGCAGATGGCAGAACTACAACAGGCTATTCCAGACTTTAGTGATGCTAAGAAAGCACCTAAGATGAAGGAAAGGCTCGTTAAACAAGGTATGGCTGAAGGCTACACTGCCGAAGAAATCGGTGGAATTGTAGACCATAGGGCCATGAAAGTTCTCCATAAAGCAATGCTATACGATCAGATGATGGAAGGGGGAGGCGATGTACAAGCCAAGCTCAAGAAAGCTAGACCGTTGATGAAGGCTGGAACCAAGAAGCAACCTACATCTGCTGCTAAGAAGCACAGCAAGCAAATGTCTAAATTGAAGAAATCAGGTAGCATACACGATGCTGCCAAATTATTATTTGAATAGTTAAATTAAAATCATTTAGGAAGAATTATCATGGCACAACCAGCTAACACATTTGACACATACGATACCAAAGGTATTCGTGAAGACTTGTCTAACGTAATCTATGACGTATCACCAGAAGAAACTCCATTGCTAAGTGCAATCGCTAAAGTAAAGGCGACTAACACCTTGCATGAGTGGCAGGTTTCTACACTGCGTAGTGCAGTAATTACTAACCATCATGTGGAAGGTAGCAATACTTCTGCGGCTGCAATCACCCCCACAACTCGTGTCGGTAACTACAGTCAAATCTTCAAAAATTCCATTATTACCTCTGGAACCAACGATGTAGTTGAAGCCGCAGGGCGCACAAACTCTGAGATGAGCTACAACATACTGCGTGAGGCGATTGTCCAGAAACAGGATCAAGAAAAAACTATCTTTGATAACGTAGCGCGTGTAGCTGGTAATGCTACTACTGCTCGTAAGCTAGGTGGACTTGGTACTTGGGTAACGACTAACACCTCTAAGGGTACTAACGGTACTGATCCAACAGGTGACGGTACTGACGCTCGCGGGGCAGGCACATCTCGTGCATTTAGTCAAGCTTTATTTGACACTGTTATGCAAAAGGTGTGGGTATCGGGTGGAAAGCCTGACGCTGTCTA